CTATCCACCCCCAACCTCAATCTCCATTCCATTGTAGAACAAAAACCTTGTTCCCCCACTCCTCCCAACGATCCCCTTCTCCACCATGACCGTCCAAATGGTGTCGTCCCATTCTTCGATAACCAGCGGACTCTTCTTCAGAGTGCGGATAAACTGCGACATCGCTTTGTCCTTCTGCTGCCGCGATGTTCGTTCCTCTTTTTGCCCCTCAAGTTCGCAAACTAAATCCTCATAGCGCTTATTCAAGCTGTCGTATTTCTTTAAATACTCCTCCTGCGATTGGGCAGTCGAGGAGTTTTCTTTCACTAACGACCTGACTAGCTCGGCAACTATCTCGCATTCCTCACTCAAGCGCGCAATTTCGGCATTAATATCTCTCATATCCGTCAGCGTCCGGCGCATGAGTTCACAATCCGCAACGACCTGCGTCTGGTTCTCCATCATTTGGTTATATGCCTGAATGAACATGCTTTGTATCGTTTCGGTATCAAGTGCCGGCGTGCCGCATTTCTTTTCGAATTTATCGTTGCATTGCCAGATTACCCTGCGGTATTGATCCGTGGAATGCCACACTTTGGATCCATAATACCCGCCGCAATCAGCGCAGATCAGTTTGCTTGATAACACGCTTTTGCCGCTATATACCCTGCCGAGCTGTTTCCGTCTTGCGATTTCAACCTGAACCTGATCCCATTCCTCTGGCACAATGATCGCCGGATGGCTGCCTTCTACATAGTATTGAGGAACCTCGCCCTCATTGGCCTTCATCTTTTTCTGTAGAAAGTCCACCGTGAATTTCTTTTGTAAAAGCGCGTCACCTTTATACTTTTCGTTGGTAAGGATGCTGTCAACCGTGGTCTTGCTCCATTTGCTGCTCCCGCCCGGCGAAGGAATGCTCAGCTGCTCAAGATGTTTGCAGATTCCCGCAGCGGTTTTCCCGTCCAGATAGAGCCTGTAGATGAGCCTAACAACGGCAGCTTCGTGCTCCACGATGGCCGGTCGCCCGTTCTCTCCCTTTTCGTAACCGAGAAATCGTTTGTATGGCATCTGAACCTTCCCATCCGAGAAGCGTTTCCGCTGACCCCATGTCACGTTTTCAGAAATGGACCTGCTCTCTTCCTGTGCCAGCGAGGACATGATCGTTATGAGCAACTCTCCCTTGCCATCAAAGGAGTAGATGCCCTCTTTCTCGAAATAGCACTCTACGCCGTTTTCCTTAAGTTTGCGTATGGTGACCAAGCTGTCCACGGTGTTTCTGGCAAAACGGCTAACCGACTTCGTCACGATAAGGTCGAACTTGCCGGAAAGCGCGTCGGCAACCATTTCTTTAAAACCCTCGCGTTTTTTAGTATTGGTACCAGAGATCCCCTCGTCGGTATACACCTTCATGAACGTCCATTCCGGTTTGGATTGGATGAAATTTGTGTAATAATCGACCTGTGCCTCATAGCTAGTAAACTGCTCATCGCTATCCGTAGAAACACGGGCGTACCCTGCGACGCGGCGCTTTTCCGTGGAGACTGATGGCAAATGCGTCAGCGGGTTCACTGTCGAAGGTATGACTGTCACTTTTGGCATTGTGCTTTATTCCTCTCAAAGGTTCTTTGTCGGGCGGCTTCTTTCATTTCATCTGTCCAGCTTTGGCTGCGTGATTTGTCCTTCCATTTCACTTTGGTCACGGTTCCGTCTTTGAAGCGATAAATTAACGTGTTATCATTGCAGGCTTGGATGCGATCCACCCTATCGCCAAAGGTCTGTTCATCAAATGCGGTTTGGCCGAGAGCCGTTGCGGAGTTGTTTATCAGCACATCTTCAGGTATATGCTTAGACGTGCAGACGGATTTGCCAAATCGATTGAATTTTCCGCATGTCCAAACCGGCCCACCATGTGTCTCCTTCATGTGAAAACTGCCGCCACAAACGCCACAGACCAACTTTCCGCTAAAAGGATGCTCAGGTTTAGTGGTAACAGGCTTCTGAAACCTGTTGGCGCGGCAGGCTATCTCATTTTGAACCGCATCGAACGTTTCCTTGCAGATGATCGCTTCATGCGCTTCCTCAACCCGGAACATTGGATGCTCACCCTGATTGAAACGCTTCCGTTTCGTCATATGGTTTTCGCGGTATGTTTTCTGCAGCAGTAGATCGCCGGTATATGCCTCATTCCGCAAAATCGCCATGATCGTGCTTTGGTACCAGAGCTTGTCGTTTCGTGTTCTTGCGCCTTCCGCGTTCAGTCCTCGGGCTATGGCGTTATATCCATACCCGTCTAAGTACCATTGGAAGATCTTCTGAATCAACGCTGCTTCCTCGGGAACGATAACATATTTTCCGTTTTCGTAGCGGTATCCGTGAATGGTGCCGCTCCACGGTTTTCCTTCTTGAAAGTTCTTCAAGATCCGCCATTTCTGATTTTCGCTTGCCGATAGGCTTTCCTCTTGCGCATACGACGCGAGGATGGTCATCATGAGCTCGCCGTCACCGCTGATCGTGTGGATATTCTGCTCTTCAAAGTAAATATCCACCCCCAGCGCTTTGCATTCACGAGCGATCTCTAAGAGAGAGACCGTGTTTCGTGCAAAGCGGGAGATGGACTTCGTCAGTATCATGTCAACTTTTCCGGCGCGACAGTCGGCTATCAGGTTCTGAAACCCATCTCTCGTGTCTCTTGTGCCGGTTTTCGCTTCATCTACGTATACGCCGGCATAGATCCATTCCGTGTGGTTCTGAATGAATTTACTGTAATGACTCACCTGCGCCGACAGCGAGTGGAGCATTGCGTCCTTGCCGCAGGAGACTCGGGCATACGCTGCGACTCGCTTCTTTTGCTCGAGCTTCGGCGGTTTTGAGATTATCGTCAGGGTTCTCGGCATTCTTTCACCTCCTCGTAGTTGGACATATTACCGTTGATTCGATTGATATAGCAAGTCTATCCGCGATATAAACTGTTCGAAGGAATCCCATATTTCTCGGCCATTATTGCATCAACTCGGGCAAAGTCACCCGGCGTAATAATCCCTTTAACGAGCATTCTTTTTGCCTGCAGCATGGAAGCGAGGTAACTTTCCAGATTCGCGCGATATCGATCATTCATCTCGGGTATTTCCTTTATCAAAGCGATGCGCGATGTAGCAAGCATGCGAGCAATATCGCCTGTTCTTATTTCCGTATGCCGAGAAGCGTCTGCCGCAACACACGCAATTGAAATCATAAAATGCCTTTCGGTTCACGCTCTCCAGATGATGATTCCACCAGAATGACCGGCAAGCGTCGGAACAGAATTTCTTAGGCTTGCGTCCAGATATAGACTTGATCTGTTTGCCGCATTGTATGCAGGTAGAAGCAGCTTTCACACTTTTCTCGCGCTCGCTTCTACGGCAAAAGGAACGCACTGTATTGTCCGAAATGCCAAGTTGCTGGCTAATTCTTATATACCCATAGCCCTGCTGGCGCAAAGCCATAATCTTCAACTGTTGCTCGTTTGTCATCGGGGGTCTCCTTTCTAAGTTTTCATCGTCACTACTCACTGGAGATTGAATGACTGTTTTGACGAAAAAGGGTAAATAAAAAAGCTCGGAAGGATTTCTCCGACCGAGCTTCTTTCACTCCTCTATTCAGTTCGTCTTCATCTGACCAATCAAGTGCTCCGCCGTGCCGGTAATAAGGGAAGAGATATCGACCTGCGCGGCCGTCAACACGTCCATCGCCGAAGCGGAGAGTTTCGCGGTAGTCTTCATAAAGAGCTGATGGCCAAGTTGAGCAATTTCTTCCTTGGTCAATTTACCGTCCGAATGCGCGGCCTTCATGCCATCCACAACCGTTTGTTTCAGCTCGCCGACCGTGATCTGGGCGAGCTTGATCAGCTCCTGCTGTGCGTGGTTCACAGTATCGAGTTGAGTCGCCTTACCGAGCTTCGCAGTCAACCACGCGCCGAACACGCCGATCAGCGCAATAAAAAACGCCGCGGCGATGTTCACGGCGTTCTCGATCAGGATGTTAGCTACGGTAGCGTCTAAGCTCCCACCGGTATCCGCCAGCGCGGCGGCGGGTATCGCGAGCATTAGGAAAGCGACCAGTACGAGAATCAGTTTCTTTTTCATTGTTTGTTTCTCCTTCTTTTATATAGATGTAGCCTGCTCAGAGGCAAGCTCGTGGACAAAATCTTCATATTCTTCTTGCGCGGTTTTCGCTTTCTCCCGCGCGGTCTTCATTTCGCCATTTGTTACGCCACGCTCTACGGCGATACAGGTCGCAAGCGAAAGCGACAGACTCGCATCCTGCATCTTCATGGCGAGCTTTGATTCTTTTGCGCGAATAGCGGCGCGTTTCTCCGTCTGTTTTCGGTCACGCGTCATACGCACTTGCAGCCATACGACCAGCAGCGCGAACATGCCCGATATGATCTCACCGATGTATTCCATATCCGTTCCTCTCCGTTCTATTTATATAGAAGCTTGCAGCGGCCGCACTTATGCCAATACCCGCTTCCGCCTTGATTGATTCCCTCCACAACGACACCTACGTCACGCCCTTTCGCGTGGATGACCATGCCACGGCCCAGATAAAGCCCCACATGCGTTTCATCGTTGGCATTCGTCGAGCTGTTTCG